ATCACTGCACCTTGCCCTTCTCTAAATAAATCAGGAAGAATGCCTTTGAAATTTACAAGTATAGATGCTTTTGCTAAACAATTAAAATCTGCTGCAAAAGATCAAACTTTACTCGTAAAGAATTTTGATAATTTAAATATTGCACTAGCAAATGCAAAAAAGAATTTTAATGAAGCTGCTGTAGGAACATCAAATCAAAAAAAAGCTGCACAAGAATTAGCTGCTGCACAAAAAGATTTAAATAGAGAGTTAGCAATAGGTAATGGATTATTAAAAGCAGGAACTAAAATTTCTGCTGTTGACAAAGCAATAGCAAGAAATGCAAGAAGAAGACCAAAAAGAGATCCAAGAAGTGGATTTAG